TTTTCTCGTGAGGATTAGATAGTTTTGAGAATCCCTGGTAGGAAGTACCAGTCCTAGCACCACTGCTAGCACCTTGTTGTACTGCTCCTGGGATCTGTGCCATTGTAGCACCCAGTGCTTCAGTTTGTGCCGCAAGTTGAGCAACCATTGCTGATGCTCCCCCGTCACCACCACTCATGGCACCTGCTTGCATGATTGCGTCAGTCGTTTGAGTTTTGATTTGATCATTAGTTGCGACTAGGTCCTTGATGCTGTTGATGTATTCAGGTTTGGCAAACATCTGTGCTGCCTGCAAGAAAAGTTTTGCTGACTGTTCTGCTAGCACCACCTCATTGGCATGTAGAATAGCAGGTATTTGCTCACCCGTCACCTGTTGTACCATACCACCTGATCTTTTCTTTTGCACACCCATCTTGGATTCACCTTCATCTGCTCCCCAACCTAGGATCTTCTCTGCCGCACTATCCATAAGATCAGTAAACCAACCTACACCAAATGTTCCTCTTGTGTAATCAGCGAATCCTTTCATGATACCAGCAAGTTTCTCACCTACTATCTTAAGAGGATTCCCTATATCAAAATCAAATGACGGAATCAATGATTCCATACTTAGACTTTCGAAATTAAACAGGTTGCCGAAAAACTCCTTCATCCATTTCCAGACCTTAGATATACTGTCCTCTAAAATCTTCATGATGCTGAAGTCTTTGGTAGCATCTTCTACCTTCTTTGCCGCATCACCAAATCCTAAGAACTCGAGCAAGGCAGATATACCTTTACCAACCATTTCTATCAAGAAGTTAGGCAGACCGAATACTACCTCATCGATAAATGCCTTGAGTGCGGCAACTATCTTATCTGCTAACGAACCTTCTGTAGTTGTAAATGCTTTAAATGCTTCGTAGAGTCCCATGAAGATATCTACGATAAAGAAGACCTTACCGAATATCTTACCTATGCCCTTTAACACTTTCTGTAGACCTGAAGGCAGTTCAAAATCAAATACCTTCTTGATTGCTTCTATTGCTTTCTGGATTGGACCTGGTTCTTTCGATCCACCAAGACCAAAGAACTTTTGAACACCCTTAAACATTTTGACAATAGAACTTTCGCCTATTGCTTTTTTCAGGTTTTCGCCTATATTTGATACGTCTACGCCCAGTCCCTCAAACTTAAACAGTGCTTTGACTCCATCAATAAACTTTCCTAGACCTGTGTCTGGGAGTTTTGGTAGTGATAGTTTCGGAAGCATTGAACTAAAGTCAGGGAGTTTGAAGAATCCCTTAACCTTTTCAATAAGAGAAAATGAAGGAGACTTTTTCAGAGTATCTGCGTTAGGTGTATCTACATCAATGGCCTTAGCACCCTCTTCCCATGTTCCGACGAAGAACCAATTTTTGGTCTTGCTTATAAACTTCCCTAGAGGGGATTCAGCATAGGTAGGCATACCTTTGGAAAGGTCTGTGCTGAAGATTGATAGATTAAAAAATCCTTTTACCTTATCAACAAAACTTAATGCTTTTGCTCCCTTTGCTTCGACATCAGGCAGTTTAGCATCTAGATTCACGGAGAGATTATCAACTATTTTGCCGATCGGATTGAACATATTCAATACTTTATTCGTGAGCAGTTCAATAGTCCCTGTAACTTCTTTCATTTTTCCAAAGGTAACAAGATCAATAATTTTCAGAAAGGTTTTTACTAGGGTAGCAGATATATCTCTGGCAAATGCTAGTGGTGTACCGAGGGCAAGTTTAAGGAATCTGAATGGTGCCTTCATCGCCTTTACTAAAGACTCATAGTATCCTTGGAATGCTCCTAGTAACAGGGGTGCGAGGAATGTAGTTATCAGACCAGTAAACAGAGAACTCAGTGCGCTAAACAATCCCATCAAGAAACTCTTAGCAAACCCTGCCCACTTCTTAGGATCGATTAGATCTTTTCCCTTTGGCAAATCATTAAGCAATCCTTTTCCACCACCTTCTCTTGTCTCTTCGTTTTTCTTAAGACCTTCTTTGATTGCTTCCTGCTTCTCAAACTCCAATGCCTTTCTCTCAGCATCCAGTAAGTTTCCGAATCCTTCAACCATGGTTTTGGCATTGCCCTCAGCATGTTTTCTCATGCTGATGACGGCAGTCATTATACCCTTCTGCCCCATGGTCATTGCCTTGGTCTGGTTCAGCAGGTTTTTATTGAGCAGACTGAATCCATTAAGCAGTGATTTATGCACTTGCTTGCTAGATTTCAGTATGTCATTAAGTATTGGTACTTGAGCATCTGCCATTACATTTCCTCGTCAAACATATTGGTGGTTCCTGACTGTGCCTGCTTTTCTTTTTCCATTGCATCCATTACCTGGTGAACAACGACTTGCCTCTCCCAAGGCATCATACTATAGAGATCTTCAATAGTGTATTTGTGGTATCGATGAAGAGCAAATGTTGTCTGCATATGATTCATCAAGTTATCATGAGAGAGGCATATCAGAAAAAAGACTGTATTCCCTGTACCTCTTGCTCAAATGGTGCACCACAAGTTACACACTTAGGCACTTTGATGGTATGCTTTACTACTGGCATCTCATCAAAAAATTTCTGTAACTTTAGAAACTGATCTGTATTCATTGAGTCAACAAATGCTGTCAGTTCCTCATCGCTTGTCTGTGATGCATCGTGTGTCTCACCATCTTTGGTGAATATTGTTTCGATGCATTTCTTAATCATCTCGAACGACATTTCTGCCGCATTATCCGTTTCTTCATTGAAGTTGGCGAACTCACCCATGACTGCTAACGTAGGGTATTTCATTTTAATGCCTACCCTGTCATCAAGCATGAACTCATTCTCAAGATCCTTTGGCATATGGACTTTGATTTCCCTGAGATTTACTGTAACCTCAGTTCTTTCACACTTATCTGTGTGCTGGATCATTAGTGGCACCTGTGATCCTATTGATTCAGACCTCAGTTGCAAAAACAAAAACTCTATATCAAAAGAGGGGAGTTGTTCTAGATCTATGTCCTGTCCAATGATGCAGTTCTTGAGAACTTGCTTCATTGCATCCATCATAGTATCAGGTTGCTCGCCTGCTTGTAACAAAATCTTCTCCTCTGATACCAGAAAAGGTCTCAGAGTCAGTTTCTCGCCTGTCGAGGGTTGCCGTACCTCAAACTGCTTTACTGATAACTGTGGTAACGCCATTCAATCCTTTCATAATTAAGTTGCTGAGCCAATAACTCCTGTTCTTGAACCCAGTTGTTTTAAGTCTGTGTCTATTTTGACATCCTCAAAATGTCTTATAGCAAACGTAACAGGAAACTTTATAACCTCAGCATTTGAATAGTCTAATGATGCTGTTCCCAATGTCTTGGGAAAGCAGTCTACGAATTTTACTGCTACCGATTTGTGGTGCGTATCTTTATTAGCACCGAACGAATGATCGGGACTTTTTGGTATGTTTTTGCCTGTTCCAATAGTGGAAACATAAATCGGGCATGAATAATCTCTCTTATAACCTACGTATGTATTGTAGGGATTTACTATACGATTCATCCAAGTATTAAAAAATCCCCATATGGTCATTCTGTCTGTATTGTTATCGAGTAGAAAGTTGATCGTTAAGTCTGAATACTGCAGATTATAACCCATTGGATTTGGTATGTTCTGAGTAAATATCTCTTTTGTGAGCAGTGCTTTTGTTGGCAACTCAACACTCTGTGCCTGCATAGCAAGGTCTGCTGTTGTAATCGATGTGCCTGAAACCCATGATTGGTCTAACTGGGCAATGTCCACATATACTGTAAACAAGTTGCCTCTAGCAAAACCTTTTGCTCCTACCTGCCCTATAAATCCATCTATGTCATAGTTTGCCATATTACCTTTGCGCGATCATGCGTTTAGAGTCTCTGAGTACTTCCTTCTCTGATGCATTCTGGAACCTTGCTACTGGCATAAAGATAGCTATGTCCCATTCATCAGCAGGTACCTGAACTGCCATCTTCACTCTATTAATAATGTACTTCTTCACAGCAGGTTTGACCTCAGGTATCCTTGCCAACTGCTTCCAGTTAAGACGAAGGAATGTGTTCGAATCATTTTCTTTCTGATTCCGATACTGATTCAACTTGTCCATCAACATTGCTCTTTGATAAGGATTCAAGTAATGAAGATTGAGTCCTATCATATGAGGAGGTTGAAAGTCAAAGAAAACTGTCAATGGAAACCTGTCCCAATACGGCAGAGTATCTTTGTACTTTGCATCATATTCAAAAAAGAACATTTTTCCATAGACAACCTTACGACTGGTCATCCTCTTTCTATCATAACCACCTCGCATAAACATATCTTGGGGTTTTATGCCCTTCAATCCACCAGCCATCTGTGCTCTGGATCGATTGTATGTAGTCTTAGCGAGTTCTTTACCTTGGCGAACCTTTGATTTAAACCAGTTCGATGCTTTTGTCTTTAGGTTCTTAGCATTGCCTGTTCTTAGAGCATCTTTAAATCTATCAAGTAAGTTTTCTGTTAGGTCTTGCCTTTGTGTAGCCATTAAATCTTAAGTCCGAAGGTTTTGTTAAGAGTCTTTTCAGTCCAAACATACCATTTGATGCCTGCTCTCTTGCAGAAGTCCTCTGCGGCATCCCATTTTGCCTGATTCTTTTTCCACCTTGCCATCTCAGTGATGAATCTTTTGTGTTTTGCAGATGTAGGTGGTTTACATTGTGATGCAGGTTTGATTTCTATCAGCATCTTCACACCACTTTTCATTTCAACATATAGATCAGGGTAGTATCTATGGACTTTTCCGTTGAGCACATATGGGATCTTTATCTCTTCACTTGCCCACTTCTTGACGTTGGGGTGATTCTCAATAAACTTGAATGCCTCTCGTTCCCATCTGGATCGGTAGACTACATTCCTGGGATTCCCTAGGTACTTCTCATGATATTTGATCTTGTATTTTCCACGGAGTGCCACGATTTATTTAGGTCACCTAAATATATCGAGAAAGGAAGATTTATGGCATCAGTTAATCTCACATGGCCCACTGGTTTGGGTGACGAAAACCAAGGTCAACCAAACTATATTCTTTTTACTGCACGGGAAAGACAGTTACAAAGCAGAGATAGACCAATAGGTTCAGTTGCTCTTCCTATCCCCATTGGTGCATTAGCCAGTACTTACAAAGCAAACTATGAAAATCAATCCTTGGGTATGGTAGGTGCGGCAGCAATGGGTATAGCGAATGACGCACAGGCATCAGGATTGAATGGTGCCGCAGGTAATATTGAGCAACGAATAACACAGTTAGGTGTTCAAGAGGTAGCAAATGCTGCTATTTCATCAGTTGGATCTCAGACTGCATTGGCAAAGTTTAGAAATAATGTACTTGGAACAGTAAAAAATCCATATCAGTTTGTTACCTATACGGGTCCAGAGTTCAGATCATATACAATGAACTGGACAATGATACCTCAGGATGCTGGCGAGGCAAAAACGATTGCTGGTATAGCAAGGTTCTTCAAGAAGCATGTTTTGCCTACAAAGGGTAATGATGATTTCTCAACTTTCTTCAAAATGCCACCAACTTTTGATGTAGAGATGAAGGTACATAAACTCGGTGGAGCAACACCTGATGCAGACAAGGTTCAGAAGTTTGCCAAGTGCGTGTTGACCTCAGTCGAGATTGATTATAATGGTATAGGTGCATTGGTTCCTACCTTCTTTGTAGATGGGTACCCGACAGGAACAAAACTAACTATAGGACTACAAGAGACACAACTCATTACTTCAAGCATGATTGATGCAGGATACTAATGGCAAAATCACCACCTAAACCAACCATACCGACGAGTCAATATTTTGGCCAGTTCCCACGTGTCGAGTTCGACATGCTCAAGAATGGCAAGTTTAAGAATGTACCTGACCTCACATCAACAGCAAGGTTTCGGTCAGATGCACTTGATCTCGTTAGGCAATATCAACCCTATCGAATACCAGATGGCGAACGTCCTGACATTACATCGCATAAACTTTATGGTGAGGTAAGGTTTATTTGGGTCATCATGTATGTAAACAACATTCAAAACATATACACTGACTGGCCCAAATCAGATACGATAATGAACGAGAGACTGTTTAGAAAGTACGGAAGTCCTGCCATAGCACAGGCAACCATACATCACTACGAGGACAACAGAGGAAATGAGATCGATCGATTTCAGTACATCAAAGATACTGATAACAACAGAATCGTCTCAATGTTTGACTATGAGATAAATCAAAATGAGGCAAAACGTGATATCATAGTGCCTCAACCTGCGTATCTACCAACTCTTATAACTGATTTACAAACTGTTTTTAGTACTCCTGTATAATGGCGACACAGAAACCACTACCTATAAATCCTGGGGACTACAGGATTACAGAACTGACCATACAGAATTTTAGTGGTCAAATGTTTGACGTAAAAGACAAGTGGGTGCTGATTGACATTTATGAATCAATCTATGCTCCATCCTTAGATCTAGTCATAACATTTGCTGATGCTGTTGGTTTGCTAGAGACCTTGCCACTTATAGGCGAGGAGAAGATCTTTATGACCTTCTATACAGCAACACCTGACAGAGCGATTCGAATGATTTTCTACTCATATAAGATAGAGGAAATCGTGGACAATGCTCAGCAGAGTTCAGCATACAGACTAAGGTGTTGCAGTGCTGAGTCAGTTTTGAATACACGTCTCAGAGTCTACAACTCCTATGGACCTACGCCATACTCTGAGATGGCAAAGAAGATATATGGTGAGTATTTCGAGCAAGAACTAAAGACAATCTTCTCACCAGAATACAGAAAAAACTTCAACGTAGAGGATACCAAAGAGGGTTACGTAATCGCCTTCCCAGGTATGCATCCCTTTGATGCTCTGAACATGATAGCCAAAAGGTCTATCACACTGGTCGACAATAGGATTCCTGGTTCATTGTTTTTCTTTTGGGAAACACTGCATGGGCATTACTTTCGTAGTGTCGAAACAATCATGAGAAGATATGCAGAGGCAATGGAGGCAGGAAACACAAGTGACATACCTACATTTAGAATGAGACCGAAAAACTTACAGGATGAAGATGCACCTCAGATATCAGTTAATCCAGCAGACTTCTTTACCATAGATGAGTTCGAGCATGAGAGATACTTTGACACACTTACTAATATGGAAGAGGGTATGTATTCTCGTAAACTGGTGGGTCATAATATCTGGGACATGACAGTAGAACAGCATGAGTTTTTCTATGACAAGGAAGGATTTTCACAAGGTCACCTGAAGAAAAATAGCATACTTGCATCAGCAAAATCATTAGGTCTTGCTCCACCAAATGCAGAGAAGAAGGGTGCCCAGCATAATAAGTTTGCTCACGTTGAGTATTATCCACTTAGTGGTTCAACCTTTTACAATAACGCAGGACAGTGGAGACTTAACAGAGGATCGCAGATTGAACAAATAAACTCTATGATTCTTAATATCACAGTTCCAGGAACTGACGATGTTGAATGTGGATCATGTATAAATCTTGATCTTCCATCTAGAGTTCCATACACAAAAAGTAATGAAGTCCTTCGTTCAGGTGGGTATCTGGTAACAAGAATACAGCATCAGTTCTTTAAGGGTGATTACAAAATGAAGATACAGTGCTCAAAAGATTCCTATAATATGGAACTGAATGAGATCATCAACAAACCAAACTCACTTCAACAGTTGCATCCTATTACACTAAAACCACTGCCAGCAAATCAAACTTCTACCCCATCGTCAAAACCTGCACGTGCGAAAGATCTTGCTGGAGGTGAGACAGGTGTGGATCCAATGGTATATAAGATTTTTTCTTATGCTTCAGATAAAGACACGCCACCGACAGGTCCTAGAGTTAAGGAAAAGCAATCAAGTGCTCAGAAACTGGCTGAGGCAGCAAATGCGAAGAAGGTCTTATGATGTATCCTGAGTTTCATTGGTGGACAGGTGTAGTTGAGAATCGCCATGATCCTATGAAGTTGGGTCGTTGTCAGGTTCGTATAATGGGATACCATTCACCTGATCTCACAAAAATGCCTACAGAGTTATTGCCTTGGGCAGTGCCAATGATGCCTGTTTCTTCTGCTTCACAGACAGGTGTAGGTTGGTCACCAACAGGTCCAGTAGAAGGAACACATGTCGTAGGGTTTTTCAGGGATGGTGAAGATGGTCAGGAACCTGTCATCATGGGTACACTTCCTGGTGTACCAAAGAAAGGTGGCGACAAAACAGGTGGTCCATTTAAAGATAATCGTTGGCGTGTATCATCATCGATGTATGAACTGAGTGCTGAGAATGGTGCTTTTGCTAAAAATAACAAGACGGGCATGCCCGATATTGAAGGATCAGTTCCTCGAAGACCTGGTGGATTTGTCTTCGCTCAGAAGGGTCAAGCATTAGATGCTGATGCTTCAGTGATTCTGAAGAACAATACTTTCAAACTCTGGGAACTTGATCCAACACCTTATCCGAGCAAACGTCTGATTCAGATGCCTACTGTACCAAGAGTTTCACTGGGGTATGATGACATTCGTGGATCACATCAGTTTAGGCAGGATGAGTTAATATCAAATAAGATTTCTGATTCATCAAACGTAGAGAAATCGCAGGTATATTTTAGAGAGGGAGGCAGAAAAGTCCTCGGTCAGTTTGAGTTGGCCAGGTCCTCAAGTCAGTTAGGTAAATCACTACCCAATAGTTTCCAAGAACCACCACAGTTTTACAAAGCAAGATATCCATACAATCATGCTATAGAAACTGAGTCTGGTCACCTAATAGAACGAGATGACACTCCTCAGGCAGAGAGACTTCTATGGCAACATAGAACTGGTACATTTACTGAGTTCGCTCCAACAGGAGTGAGAATCGAGCGAACACATGCTGATAGATATGAGACAACCTCGGGAAACTCATATGAGGGTGTCGTAGGATTCAAAGCCATAACGGGTTCAGGTATACACTTGAATGCTGTTGGTTCAGAGATTGTTATGAAGGGAACTGGTTCTGCTGAACTGAACTTTGAGACAACCTCTGGGAACATGCACTTCAACTCAGGTGGATTTTTTGCTGTAGCATCAAAGGGTACAATGATAAATGCAGGTACAGCATTTAGTGTTAATGCTGATCAGCATGCTATTACTGGACCGAACGGAACACTGTTTTGGTCTGCTGTACCTGATCCTCAGAAACCAAAAAATACTATCGGTCAGTTTTTTCTTGAGTCTAGGAATATTGTATTCTCAGGTGCCTCTGACATATCAGGTTCCTCAAGTGGCAATATTAACTGGTCACCCAAAGGTGGATATATCGTCAAGGGTGGTTACAGTAAAGAGTTTTATACCAATGAGTTTATAGGTAATAATCGAACTCCTGGCACTGACTGGAATGGTAAAGAGATTGAGTCAATGATGGGTAACATCGTGCTCAAGGTGAACACAGGTAATCCGAAACTCGGTGCGATTGAGTTTATCGTTAAACCTGCTCCGTTGCCTGACATGGTTGACATGCCTACAAACGTAAATGGACTCACATTCTTGAAACTGAATCCTGTAGCAACACAGTCGATCATGATGCAGACACCTACATTTATTGATACGACTGCCACGATCGGAACTTTTCACAAGACAGGATTGGCACTTATTGACTATGGTGCCTTGGCAATGATAAATGCAAAACTGATGTTGCTCGATTCAAAGATGACATTTATAGGAGGGGTGGGTGCCTCCCCTGCCGTGCTCGGTGACCAGTTTGCCACCGAGTATGCGGCACACTTACACTTGTCACCAGCAGGACCGACTGGGCCACCGACTACTGCGGCCAAGGTCATGACTCTGCTTTCAAAGAAAGTTATTTTCGGAGGATAATGGCACTTGTACCATCAGCACTACAAGGAGGATTACAACCTCTAAATGCACCAATGGTTTCAGGTGCTTTGTCTGCTCAAACTATCATGTTGGCATTTCAATCCTATGCACTTGGAGTACAAAACATGATGGGTTTGCCGTTCATTGCGATGCCTGCTTTTTCTGCTGGACTTTCATCACTTCAGTCAGCGATGTCAGCACCAGTTCCAGCAGGTGCGATAGCAGCAATGAATGTGGCAACAGCAATAAATACAGCATGGTCTTCAGTTCAGACTACATTTCAGACAGGACCTGTGGTAGCAAATCTAGCAAGTTTACAATCGGCACTTAATGGTGTATTTGCCGCACCAGTCCCAGCAGGAAGTTTATTCATCATGGGATTGACAAATGCGATACACACTTACTGTGCTACAACAGTAATAACAGGGGTGATTCCTGGTGTACCACCAGTCCCCTTTTCAGGACCACCGATATAATGGGAGCGATTAAAGACGAACGTGCAAATGACGCAGACCAAGCACTGCTCGATGCACCCTCTATGGCAGTTGATACTCGCACTCGACTTCTTAAGGATGTCGAGTCTATACGTGAAGTTATGACCGATCCAGATACGGATAACTACCTACACACATCAGGCAGAGCATTCATGCATCCTGGTGCCAACGGAGCAGGCAACCTACATTCTACCTGCAAGAAGTTAGGACAGATGAGATGCAATCTCATGGGTTATTCACAGGACTGGTTAATGAACTATGAGTTGGGTACATTTAATGATTTCATCACCACTGCGAATGTTGCGGCAAGCACTACCTCTAGACTTTCAGTTCTAATCGTAACACTTGATGGGACTAGCGAAGTTGTAATGAGCAACAAAGCAGGGTCTAAAGTAACAATAAATGGCAATACATTTTCGAACTACATTGGTGACTACTATCTTGCGCAGGACTATGATACGCATAACTTTTTCAATATAGATGATGACGTAGGTGTATTTGTCAGTCCAGCACCTTACATACCACAGAATCTCATCAATGGCGAAATAGCATTCAAACCAGAAGATGGTGATTACTTGCCACCAGAATCAGCGACTGACACACGTTTTGATTTTCGCCAGTCAAATAATGGTGTACTGGTTATTGATACTTATACACCAGAACTGGTTCATAATATCAAACTAAACTCAGTTTCCAATGATGCAGTTTTTACCACAACAGAAACTATTTTGAGTGGTGACAAAACTATGGTGCTTGACTCTATATCTGCTGTTAATACTTCAACGATGTCAGTTGATATTATCGGCAAGCAAAAGATTGAGAGAGGTGATACAGGATTTGATATCTCTGACAAGGTACAAGGTTTGTCATCAGGTGCATTTGGTTTTGTAGGCACTGTTAACACAGCATTTAGATGGACTGCTACTGGAGTCGGCGAAACGATAACAGATGAGTTGGCTGCTACTATCGAAGGATACGAACAGGATACCTGGAGTCAACAGTATGGAACGATGAACCTCGCCAGTTACTCAGATGCAGAAGGGATTGAGTTTCCTGCTCAGATAACTTTACATCACTCACAACTTGCTGGGACAGCAAACACAAGGGATGGCAGAAACTATCAAACAGGTGATATAAACAAAATCGTTCCACCAGTTTTCGGGAAGACACTGCCAATGAGAAGGTGGAATGATCATACTGATGCTGATCCTGCTCATACTACAGGACTTCTTGCCATTGTAACAGGCAGGGGTTTACAGATGAACTTCCAATGGTTTGCGGCAAACAACAGACACATGGATGGATTGCCTGCTCAAAACATTACTAAAATGGACAACGATACTTTCGTGCCATACTTGGGGTGGGCAGCAAATACAGACTTAGCGATTGTGTCAACTACACGACCTGCTGATTTCAAATCTAATACAGCAAAGTCAGGGTCAAACAAACGTCAGTTCTTTAACTCAACGAGAGCAGGTGCTCCAGGTAGACCGAATGATCAGTATCCTTACATTGAGTACAATGCTTTTATACCTGCTGGTGTAGAGGATTTCCCTGATGATAGTGCACCATATGCAGGAACTTCTGCTTATTGGGATGAGTCTATAAACAATGGAGCAGGGGCAGTTGAGTTTGCTGTTTATGCTGAGGCAAGGTGGAGATATTTGCCGTGTCCATTTTTAGATACGTACAGCACTACTGATCCGAACACCGAAGTTTTCCATACTGAGTTACCAGGATATGCAACAGATCCTACGAATGGTTCAAGAGCACTTGATGTACAGACAATCAAAACACTGACAGCAAATGATGCACTTGCTGATGGTATGAATCGCCTGATGAATCTGTACTATGATAATGGTACTTACTCAGGAAACATGAGATTTCTAAACAGTCCTCAGGATGGGGCAGGAACAGCAGATGTTGGCAGTTTCATGACTTGGGATACTGCAGGGTCAGCAGTTGATAGTTGGGCAGTTCCAGCATGGACTAGAGATGCTGTCGCAGGAGGTGGAACTCCGACCAAGTTGCCCTACTTCCCTCTGGGTAATGGTGCATACAATCAATACAACAATACCGTTTCGCAAACTATTGTCAATGGAAACCAAACAACTTTTCCGACGACTTTTAATCATGAGCCAGGAACTTATTATATCAAAATGGAAAATAATGAGGGTCCTAGGATTTGGAAGGTAACAGGCGAGTGGCAAGTAAATCCAGAAACAAATAATGGATCACCAACAGGAAACTATTTGCACACACTGGTTTGGAATGCTGAAGAATGGAGAAATGAGTGGAACGTTTTTGGCAAACTCTTCAACAGCAACGACATGACTGCATTTGCTGATGTGCTGAGAAGCAGATGGACTGCGCATGCTCAGTTTGCTGAAGTTGTATCAGGAAATACCGTCTACGATATACATGCTGATGGACATTGGGACTTGTATTTTGGTGATGCAACTGGTGCTGGCTCATCCAACAACAAACCAGGATTGACTATTTACAACCATGGTTTCTACGCAGGTGATGCAACCATAGATCAAGACAGGGCACTTTACAGATTCGTTCTCGACAGTATCAACACAGTCAGAGACTGGAGAACTGAATGGAATAATGCAATGGATGGTTTTACCAACTCAACAGCGAAGGCAACAGGTTTTACCTTTTCTACCACTCAAGATTCTAACGCACTTTTTGATGCGCTAAATCTATGCAAGCAGGCAACTGATGAGTGGAAACTTTCTGTACACAATAGAATAGGTTTTCCTGTTTCTAATACAGACAGTTTTCCCATAGGACACGGAGAATCTGCTCAGGGTTATTCAATGGAACTTTACAACATGGCAGAGTATTTAACTGGCGATGCCATAGGTGACTTAAAAAAGGCAAGTAATGCAATTAAAAATCTCGACCTCATCTACGACGATGTTAGGCGAAATCGCAAAAAATACAAACTCTACTCCTCTTGAGCGACCATTAGATCCTAGGTTAAATAAGGAACTGAATCCAGTTCAAGAGGATAAATGGTCTCACCCTACACACTGGAGGCAACATGCTGAGAGTGCTGAAGCATTACAGGGAACTGTTGATGAGTTAAGAGCAAGTATAGACGAACTCGAAAAACTAAGAGAGAAAGTGACAAGTGGCTGACGGAGAATGGCAGAGTCTAACTTTTGCGACCAATAACACAAAGGCAATCAAAGGGTTCCTCAAGGACATCGATGGTTGCATCAAGGTCGTAAAGCAACTTGCACAGTTAGCTCAAGCGAACGTCGCCTTCCTGCAACTTCTTCTGACAGGTTTAGCCAACCCATTTTTTATAGTCATACAGGTTCTTTGTCAGGCGATCGAGGATTATGTCAACTCCCTTTTCAATGCTGGTTTGTATTATATGGTCATACACTCTGGCAATACTGACTTGGAAAAAGTCGCCAAGTTTAAGAAAGATGCTGAGTTCGTTTATCCTGGTCAACTATTGAGAGATATCCTTAACCTAGAGGAAAAGTCTGCCTCTTATGAGATGATGGCGATGGCGATGCGCATCAACAGTGCTCTTCCAGATTCGCAGAAGGTCAGAGATGCAGAACGTGCACGAAGACCAAAATATTTATCAGAGCAGTTCCTTCGACCACATGAGATTGCCGCAACAGAATATGTAGCACGGATACAGCAAAAGACTTCACTGAAGTTTAGTCCAAGAGAAACAAAGGATATCAAACTTAGATTTATCTATAATTCAATCAAAGATGATGTTTTCTTAGTACAAGGATTTACGAATAAATATGGATCATCTGCAAAGAGGATTATTGCAGAACGTGAGGGTAAGGCAGATCTAGCAAATATTACTGATGACGATGATGGAAACAATGATGGTGTATTGGGTTCAACTGCTAGATCAGCACGTTACCTTATGGACTCAGGTTTGGCGTATGTTGGGAAAAGAGCAGAGGCACTAGGTCTTACACAGTTGTCACCTAAGGATGTTCTTGATGGTATGGCATCAGCACTTGATGACAAGGGTGATTTCAACAGACCTGGGGCACCACTTTTTGAACTTCATACCAGTGCCGAAAAAGCAGATAGAGCAGAACAGAGAATCAAAAATCCACAGAACTATTTCTTTGCTCACTCACAGAAGTTACAGTTTGAGGCGATACTTAAGAATGCATCTGCTCAAAACAAGTCTGCTGTGCAGGCAAAACTTAACGCAGTAAATCAATCACTTGCTACCTTAGAAAATGATACTGAAGAAGTTTTCGGAGAAATAGGTAAACCAAAGAGAGATAAGTATGGTCGCCCAAGACTCAGAGGATTTAATGCTGGTGGAGTTAAGGGTGATCCATTTGGAGGAAATGATTTCGGTTTCTTTCAGTCAGTTGACTATGAGTCTTCTCTAGATCAGGATCTTGATAGTGGATTCACAAAATATACTGGTGCGATTTTCTATGTGGGTGCCGCAACGATCGACGGCATTCCACTCTCAGTTCTTGAACTGCTCGGTCGAGTCTTCAATGGTTTTGACAAGTATTTTGCAGATTTGACTAATCGCCTTACAATGGCATTCAATGAGCACGCAAAGGCAAGATCTATACACATGAGAAACATATGTATGGTATCTGCACAAAAACCACTGTCAGGTGCGGCAGCAATGAATCCTTTCTTTCCTAAGATGCAGGTGAAGGAAAGTTTTCATAAGATTGAAGAGGGTACGATTCTCATAGGTGAGCAAAGTAAAAACACAGTTATCGTGCTTAAGAATGAGAGAACAGAAAAAGAAAATATTGTAGCAGTTGATGACAGAGGAAATGTCTATAATCCTTATTCTACACTTACGGCAACTCAAACGAAAAATGAAAGAGTAATAAATCAGAATACGACTGGGTCATATAACATTTTACAAGGTGGTCCTGTTCCACCCAACATAACATTTAGTCAAGACGAAGAATCCTCTTACAGTGCTCAAAGGTTGCTAGTAATGCCTTACACCAACTCACAGGGTGGTGGAAAATATGAAATGATTGAGGGACAACCATTCCAGCCAGGTGAGTTAGTTTATCAGGCAATAGAAGAAGGTGATGGTACAATAGACATAGACAAGCAAGTTGTGTCTGGTTCAAAATCTTGTGTGCTTGGAACATTCAATACTGAGTTGGGTGATTTTAGTGGATATGAGTTTCCACCTTCAATAGGACCTGACTTCGCTCCTAAGATCACGGTCGCTGAGTTCTTCCCAGATTTTGCTTTCGCAGTCCGAAACACTATACTGGGATTTACGCAGTTTCTCCGTGGTCTCGCCAAGGGTGGTGCTAATGCAGTATCAGAACTTGTGCAGTTGCTTGATGACGTAATAAAATTTTTAAAGGAACTGGAAACTGGTATTGTAAACTTCCTTAAATGGTTGCAGTCTCTTGCGGCACTAGCAGACTCAGGTATCTATGGTGTAACTTTTTCTGCTCACGGCAAGGCAGGATTAAAGAAAAAATTTGAGGAACTTAAGACTGCACCAGGTGCTCCTCCTGAGCATTTAAAATATTCATTTGCTATTTTGCTTTTGGGTGCTGAGTCAGACTTTGGTGCATTTCAGAACTTCTTGAACACAAACCAAGCATTCAAAACCTTTGAAGAAGCAAGAAAAAAATATGGTGCTTTACTTGAGAAATCGCTTGCTGGTTTCCAGGAAGAGATTAAAGATCAGTTAGGCGAGGCACTCAGAAGAGGTGGTCATATGGAGTCTGTCTTTAAAGAGGACATGCTCAGAAACAGTGACCTGGACGAATCACTTATGGTTTTACCGAATGCTATGAGTGGTGTGTTGGGTGCGTCATTAGATATGTCTGATGGTGGTACTGATAGGTTCGACAAAGGGGGAACAGGTAAAGAAGGAAGTGGTGGTTATGTTGCTTTGACAGGGGCAGAGAATGATTTACTTGATGGGCAACAAGCACTTAGAGACCCAAACCAAACTGGTGTAGTAAATGCGAACCTGCTCAATGCAGACCTCGCAGGATTTAGCTCAAATGAGATGCGTCGTCGATCAGACAAACTAAAATTTTATTGGAGGTTTGAGGTAGAAAGATTATCTGCCAATGATGAGAGATCACAAAGAGTTATTGCGTATTCACTTTACTGGGCAAAGGCAGTCAAGGATGAGTTTGAGAATATCACATACGAGAAATTAGATAACTTCCATACGTGGTTGTCAAATGATATAGACTTTGAGCAATCAGTTGCAAATGAAGTCCCGTTGATCAAAGAAGTTGAAGTAGGTGCCAATACTATCCCTAAAGGAACAACTCATGTCTTGCTTGTTTCTGTTGCTGAAATTAGAAGTCGTGCTGGTGATGTTACAGTATATACTGCTCGAGATTCAGAAGTAGAACACGTGATTCCGATTTCAACTACACTTCCTGCTTCTCCAGAGGTTGTGGTTGACGATGTTGCTTCTTCAGTTTCAGTTGTAGACAAATACCTTACAAACCTTACATTTACTATTGAAGATCAAGATTTATCAGGTCCTGAAAATACTTCATCAGTATTGGGATTCAGAATCTTCTTTGGTGACGCAAACGGTAAAGATCTTACTACTGATCCTTTCATGAGTGTAGTTCTGCCTGCTGGTGGAGGTATACAAACAATCTCCCTTACCAATAGGCAACTAGATCCAGGCACGTATGTTGCACCTATCGAAACACTTGTCGTGTATGCTGAGAATCAAAATGGTTTATCGCCAGCAGTTGTATATCCACTTTCTAAAATATCAGCACCAAGAGAAGGTGCGGTAAGTGCTTCGTTTACTGATACGAATCCTGACAGATATACAGTCAGTGGAACACTTCTGATTGAAAGAGGTACAGGACACGTATCTGAGTTTGGTATCGATGATGTCTACAGAGTTTTCTTTGGGCAGTTCAACCCAGCAATCAATGCTGTAGCAATCGTTGGTTCACAGGTTGGAGCAGATGTAAACTACAGAGCCATTAATCAACAGGGGTTATTAGAAGCACCGATTCCTCTTACGACTCTTGATAAAACTGTTACTCATTTCATGATTTTTACTGCTCGTGATAAGCAAACTGTCCCAGGTCAAAAGGTAGTATCAAGAACTTCATTTAATATTGCTATCAACGACAATGGTTATTTCCCAAGATTTGCTCCTGAGGGAATAGAGTTTATTGATGAGCTAAATGATCCCAATGAGATTACGGGAACATTTACACTTACGCCTGCCGTAGACGAATCATTCATAGATAACTATGCTATCTACTATGGTACACAAGATTTTATAAGAGTAGATACTACTGGCAGGAAGTCTAATGCTCAAGGTTTTATAGGAGCAATCACACTGGGCACGAGTACCGAACTAACGATGGAAGAAGAGGAGCATGGTGTAAGGACAGGTGAACTGATAACTTTTACTGGTGTCTCAGGAACAACTGAACTAAATAACAATGATTATTATGCTGTGGTGGATGCTGCTAACTCGCAGATCATAACACTCTTTACGGATACGGCACTTTCAGTTCCATTGGACTCAAGTACCTTTACAACTCACGTAGCGAACTCAGGAATAATCAATCATGGAGTTACTCCAATATCCGATGATGACCTCGCAGAACTCAGTCGACCAGTCTCAAATGTCGCAGTTCCCGATGAGGCATTTTACTATATGGCATTCTCTAAAAATGGTGCTGGCGAAAGCAGGAACTTTGCTTTCCTCGATCTTGTTGATCCTCAGGTGCCAAACTCGCCAGGAGAAATCGTTAGAATCGTCAAGAACATACCGATCGTTCAGGACGTAACCTAAATACAATATGGCTACCGAACCTCTTCCCAAGACCTTTTCAGATATTAACTTATCAATGAAAAGGAATCCTGTAACCAAGGACCTTGACGAGATTACAAATGAGAAGGCAGTTCAGGCATCGGTTCTGAACATCCTGGCAACAGGTCCATACGAAAGATTGTTTAGACCAGATCTTGGCGCAGGACTCAAGGAGATGCTCTTCGAGCCAATGACAAACCTGACTGCTAGCAGAATGGAGAACCGTATACGTGCCGCAATAGCCACCCAAGAACCAAGGGTAACTGTTTCGACTGTTACAGTCACACCTAACGAAGAACGACAACTATATGATATTTTTGTGACATGCGTTATTAAAGACACTACGCAAGAGATAGAAGTTACTCAGACCTTGCAGAGAGGTAGATAATGGCAGTCAATACTGCTCTACAAGTTAGCGATTTAGATTTCGATAATATAAAATCGAATCTAATGCAGTTTATCAAATCCAAGAATCAGTTTGCCGACTTTGATTTTGAGGGATCAAATCTCAGTCTTATGGCAGACATGTTGGCATATAATACTTTCTACAATGCATACTATGTCAACCAACTTTCTAACGAATCCTTCCTGCAGTCTGCACAGTTAAGAAATAACGTAGTCTCAAAAGCAAAGGCGATCGGTTACACTCCTAGATCTGCTACGGCACCGATGGCAGTTGTCAACATTCAAATCATACCTGACACACCAACTGCTGATCCATTGATCCTAGAAGAATATACTGAGTTTAGGACAGAGGTAAATGGTGAGGAATTTTTCTACGTAACTACAGATACACTTACAGTCAAACCAAACAGAACTGGTGACTACTTTGCTAATGGTGTAGAACTTCGAGAGGGTACACCGATACGTCACTCCTACATTAATGATGAGACAAATCCTGACCAACAGTTCTTGGTAAAGAATATTACAGCAGACGTATCTACCCTTGATGTAGTGATTCAGTCATCCCAGTTGGATGATACTGCTACGACTTGGTCTTTGGCTAACAACGTCGTCGAGATCTTCGGAACGTCAAATGTTTACTACCTCGACGAAGTTGACGGAGCCAGGTACGAAGTCACATTTGGAAATGGCACACTCGGTCGTAAGATTGAAGATGGCAATATCGTTCTACTTGATTACATTTCTACCAACGGAGAGGCATCTAATAAGGCATTTGATTTCTCCCCAACTGGTTTGGTAGCAGGACAGTCTGAAGCAATCATTACCACAGTTCAAGCATCCTCAGGTGGTAAACCCAGGGAATCAGTAGCAGAAATAAAATACAATGCACCGAAATACTTTGCTGCGCAGGGTCGGTGTGTTACATTAGAAGATTACTTAACATATACCCGAACCCTTGTGCCAAACTTGGATTCATTAACAGGATGGGGTGGTGAAGATAATGACCCACCAAGATATGGCGATGTCTTTGTAGCAGTCAAACCTCAGAACAGAGCATTCTACTCATTTGTCGAGAAACAAAATATTCGACTACAACTGACTGAGAGAAACCTCGTTGCTATAAGAATAAACATCGTTGATCCAGATTACACCTTTATTGAACTTACGATAGACATTTACTACAAACCTGATGCTACACCAACACCACAAGAAATCATAGCACAGAATGTACAGAACTATATTAAGAACTTCAGTAAAGGCGAGTTGTTGACTTTCGATCGTGTCTTCCGATACTCGAGTCTCATAGCAGATATTGATGCTCAGGACGTTGCCATAAGAAACAACCTGACTTCTGTTCGACTCAGGAAAACATTCATACCGTCGATCGTCTCTGAAAACAACTTAGACTTGAAAACGAATAATACTCTATACTTACCTAATCAATCTTACGTCGGCACGTTGACCTCAACAAAATTCTCACACGAAAACGATGCAGGTTCAGAAGTGGCTAACTGTCAGTTCGAAGATTTGCATCTAGGAAATACAGTACAAGGTAGACTGAGAGTCGTCTTTGTCGACCCAAATACTTTGGAAAAGACTATCGTCAAATCCAATGTAGGTAAGGTTCACTACGACACAGGTAAGATAGAGATACAAGGTTTTAGACCTCTTTCTTTTGATAATGATAAACTGGATGTATTTGTTCGTCCTGCGATTAATGATATAACCCCAGTTCGTGACCAGATCCTCGCTATACTCGATGAGGATATTAAGATAACTATGCATGCCGTGGTAGACAGGGATGGAAATGATCCGACTCGAAATACGTCTACTGTTTCATCGTCACAGAACTCTTAGGGGATATGCTAGGTGCCAGGATTAATACACGACGTTGATGTCTCTGCTCAAATAAAAGAGCAACTGCCTGAGTTTATACGGGCAGATGCAGGTCAGAACTTTCAAGGATTCCTTGAGGCATACTATGAGTGGCTAGAACTCGTACGTATAGATCTCGATCGAGATGTCTCAGAACTTTTCTACGTAGACCAAATAGTCTATGGTGAAAGGTCTGCGGCACAAGCAGTCATCAAATCAGTAATCAATGAAGGTCGCACGATTTATGTTCAGTATAAGTCGCGACAGAAGATGCTGTATGATGAGAGGATTTTCACAGAAGGTCTTTCGTGGGATGATCTCGTCGAAGAACACAAAGACCGATTTGATGTTGAGTTCTGGTTAAAGTCCCCAGGTGATGACTACACTGCTGGCATCCTAGATGTCCACTACAATGCCATCCTTGCCGCATCCTACATGATGGATCTGCAGGATGTAGATACCACCGACCTCAAATATTTCAACGAAACATACAGAGATACATTACTTGCCAACTTTCCTGAGTTGGAGAATGCTCGTTATGTAAACGAACGTCAACTCGCTAAGATGATTCGCACCTTCAACAATAAGAAGGGTGTCGATAAAACTATTCAGTGGTTGTTTAAGTTAGTTTACGGTGAGGACTCCGATGTCTTTTTCCCTGGTACTCTATTACTCCGTGCTTCTGATGGTCGTTGGAACCAACCAATCGTTACTTTCCTTGCTGGAATACCCCAAGGTTTTACACTTAGCGATTTTGTTGGTATGCGTATACGTGGTAAAGACTCAAACGTAGAAGCACTGGTCATTAACTCATACAAAAACCAAGTAGGAAATAAAGAAGTAAACGTACTTGAGTTGGCAGGTTTGCCAGACTGGGTAGACGAAACACAACCAGGTCTTCCAGGCAATCCTTCTATCAGTGACTTTATAGTTGGTGAGACAATCGAAGTACTGCCTGCGACATTTATTGAGGCAGAAGATTTTTACAGCAGAGAAGAATCATCACTTACTGCTGAGGTACGTGGTGGTGTAAAAGAAGTAGACATATATGCTGCTGGCTCACATTACAAACCTGGTCAGGTTGTTACCTTTGAGAGTGCAGGTGGTGTAACATCAACTGCTGAAATCATTAAGACCTCAAACAACTTTGCCATAGACTTTATGGGAGTTGTCAAACAGGGTACTGGTTATCAGGTTGGTGATGAGGTAGAAGTTTTCCCTGCCTTTACAGGTGGTAGAAATGAACTGGCGATCGTTGGTGAGTTGGCTGACCCTTACATTCAGTACCATTCTTATCAGCAGATTTTACCTTACGTCAACTTCAATCTAAATGCCAACTCTATTTTCTTTTACAATACACGTGAGGCAGTAAATACAGCACTGTACTTTACG